GAAATAATTTCATAGAAACATTCGGAGCAAGTTTAACATCCGCTTCCATATCACCTAAATGTGTATAATTCTCAACTCTATTATCAAGTTCTTCACCAACATTTATTCCCATATTACCTTTATTTTGAAACCATAAATCATGATTTCCTGTAATACCATAAACATCTAAATCATATAAATGGTCTTTAAATAATTGCTCGGCTTTATTTATTTGTGCACTAAATCCAACTTCTTTTAATTCATAAATTTGTCCATCTCTTCCAGACATACCTTCTAAAATATCACCAACTTGATAAACAGCTTCAACTTCTTCTTCTCTGAATTTATCACCCATATATGCAAATAGTTTTTCATCAAAATTTTCTTGCCCAATATGAGCATCAGAAAACACACCCATTTTATAATGGTCAGAATTGGCATAATGTTTATAAGGATTTGTTCGCTTAGTATTCTTACTTCCTCTTACTAATGTTTGTAATTCCTTTGGTGATAAGTTACCCTTTTTAATAATCTTTAAAAGTTGAGCATCATTCTTAGAAATACCTTCTTCTCCCCCTAGTTTATCAGTTAATCTTTTTACCATATTTCCACAATCTTTACAAACGTAAACACAATTCTCTGTTCTACTTGTTCGTTTACCACAAGCGCAGTATCCTCGTTTTTTTCTATTCTTATAAACCATTTTTTATTTATAAATCATATATTCTTTATTATATTATTAAATAATAATATAATCATATGATTCCTGTACCCCCTTTACTAATGCGTATTCAAAGAATGCATTCTCGTCCTCTACAAATTCAGCTTCATACTCTTGTCTAAATTCTACATCTAACAATTCTTTTCGTTGTTCGTCAATAAACTTCTTTGTATATTGACCGACCTTAACAACCTCTCTCCAATCTACTTTTATTAATGTAAACTCACTATCCTTTCCATGACAACTTCTATAAAAATGATTCTTTCCTAATGGAGTACCAATTTTAATTATCTGTCCATTAGGCTTTGATGCAATCATTGGAATAACTACCTGTCCAACAACTTTATCACCAATAACTCCAGCTTCTTCAAGAACAACAATGTCTGCAGTATATCCACGCATACTTCGTCCTTCTCTTCCTTCTGGTAAACTTAATATTCTAGCACCTGTACTTAATTTAAGTTCTCTTGCGGTATCCTTAGTTATAAGATTACTAAGTAAAGGAGTATCAATTATAAATGCTCGAATCTTTTCATACAATTCATCCGACTGGTTCTGAGTTGGTGATGCAATAACTATAGTAACAGGTCCAGTGACTGCCCTATAAGTTAAATATGCGGATAAGCTAAATGATTTGCCACTCTGTCTACACCACAATCCAGTAATACGTAATTCAGTCATACAAGCATTAAGAAACTTTTCTTGATAAGGATAAGGATTAAAATTAAACCAACATGAACAGAAATCTACAATCTCACTTCTTCTTTTTTTGTGTATTTTTTTTGTCATTATTATCTGCACCAACAGTAAGATACATTTTCTCTCTTTCTTGTCTCCATTCATTTAATCTATCTTTAAATACATCAACATTAACATTTAGATTTCTTTGAGTAGCAGGATAGAATGATTTTTTCAAATCAGCAAGCTTACCAAGAAAACGTTCAGCCATTTTAATTTGTGTATTCTCATTTAAGTCTTTACGTTGAATATAACTCATTATTAAATTCATTATTTTATTTGCATTAATAGAAATATCTTCTTCGGTTAATTGCTTCATATCAATCTCACTAATCTCATTACTAATAACTTCCATAACTTGTTTAGGTGACATATCTTCAGATAATAATTCTTGTACTTTAGGATTGTTTCTAATTAGTCGCCTTAATCGTTCAGATGATATTTTTTCATCAAACTTTTTATTTACAGTTTCACCTATATCATCTTTTAATTTCTCTGCTATTTCACCCGTTATATTCAGTTCCAATAACTCATCCATTTCTGCTGGAGTTGGACCTGTTCCTTGTTCAGTCATTTTGTATTTCTGTTATAGGTTTATATTTATTTTGTAAATTATTTAATATTTGTAATTTATCTAAAAGACTTTTTTGTTCTAACTTAAATGCACTACTATCCAAACATTTTATTAAATCCGATTCAGTTCCTACAAAACCACATCCACCTTCTTCTTTTAAATGTTTATATACATAATAAGGATTTGTAACATAAGTAGTTTGTTCTAAACATTGCGGACACGCATATATTATTATATCATTATTCATTTTAAGTTTACCTCCAATTTATTTTTATTATGTCTATATTTATTAACAACTCGTTTAATAAATCTATCTTCTTTTAATACACCATCAACGGTACAAAATCTAGTTCTATACTCTGAAAACATATGATTCAATTCAGGTTTTAAGTTCGGATTGGTTAATACATCTCTTGTATAGTATAATAACTTTATTCTATATTCTCGTCTGTTTTTTATATTCATTTTATGGACCAAAGGAGAATTGAACTCCTGACTCTTCGTTGCAAACGAAGTATATTACCACTATACTATTAGCCCTTTCATTCCTTTATACCGAATGTTGTTGTATTATACTTACTCTTTTTTCTCTACTACTTTCTTCTCTTTCTCTACTTCTTCTATTGGAACGAAGATGCTAAAACCATGTCCTCTTTTTTTACATTTATAATTCCTATAAACACCAATCTTCATACTTTGCCTCATACTATCAATTAGTTTATCTTCACTCACTGGTTCCTCACCAATGTAATCAAACCATGAATCTTTGCCGTATGCGTCTAAATCTATCTTATTAAACATACTTGTTGCTGCTTCTGGATTTAATCGTGTCTCTTCTGAAACTCTTTCTAATTCAAATTCAAAGTCTGTTCTAGCACATGACGCGTCATATGGCTTAAACTTCTTTTGAAAATCATTTTGTATTTTTGATACTTCTTTTAAGAAAAGATTTAATGTTCCTGGTTTACCCAACTCAACAAAGTCCTTTTTCTCTTCTACTGTTGCATTCCTTATTATACCTATTTGTCCTGTCATATTATTTTACCTCCTATAATTTAATTGTTATTAGATATTGTATCTAATTATCTTCCGGTGTTTTATCTTTAATCTCAACACCATTCTCTATTTGTTTATTCAATTCAATGATTGTATTCTCATTCAATTCAATAGCGTTTTCTGCTTCTTGTTTTTGTGATTCAAACTCTTTCTCTTGTCTATCAAAATTTATCTTTAAACCTTCATCAATCATTAAGTCACAATACTTAATCATATACTTTGCACCTTTTGATTCAACATTCATTCTCTCTATTTGTTTATTTATAAACTTTATTTCACTCTCAGTTAATTCTCTATTTGTCATATTATTTTACCTCCTATAATTTAATTTATTGTTCTCGTTCTTTTTTAACTTCTGGATTTCTACATTTATCTGTTTGGTTTTTTCCTTTACCACCAAACAACTTACCTTTTTGACTTCCATCTTTTCGTCCGTATTCTTCTACCATATTTTTATCCTCCTTTTTATTTTCTTTTTGAGAATTAAACATTTTTCTATCTTTAAACTCTGCTTGTTTTCCTTCATTCCATTGTGTAATAGGTCTTAAATAACCACATACTCTGGAATAAACCTCACATCTTGTTTTTGTCATCTTATTTATATATACCTACAATTATTATTACTATTATCAATATTGGTATAGCTATTGCCCACGATATTAATATCGGACTTAATACCCAAAACCATGTCCAATCAATTACGTTTGTTAATTTTAAAACTATAAACACAATCGTAAGAAGTCCACAGAATCCTATTCCACCACTATATGATATTGTATTATCACTCATCTTTGTTTAACCTCCATTTTATTTATTTGATTAATTGTTCCATCTAATGCCTCTTGTAACCATTTACTAAGACTAAACCAATCTCTGTTTTTATCTATCCATATTACTTGGTCTGGTCTTAAACTTACACTTAATATCTCTTTTTTTCTTGTAACTTTATTTCTCGTCATTTTTATCTATTTCCAAATTATCAATACACTCAACACAATATCCCATATCTAATCCACAATAAGCATACATCTTTCCACATTTACAAGTGGCTGTAACAAATCCCTCGGGACTGTCTGTCAAATAATAATTAGTCATAATCCACCAACCTACTTTCAACTTTAACTTTAGGCTTATTGCCGCATATCTCACACCACGAACATCCACACGAACATTCTTTTACTGGTTCAGTATTAGTTGCTAGCATTTGTTTTAATTCTTCAAATTCTTTAATTTTAGCTTCAACGAAGGGAACATTTAATTTCAATTCAAACTGTTTAAAAGCACAATTATCTTTATTCATATATAAAAGGATTCCTCTTGGAATCCCAAGATAATACATATAAAATTGTAATTGGGCTTTATACTCATCACTCGGTTCTGCTAAACTATTAAATACCCATTGGCTGCAGCTTTTTAATTCTAATACATAAAGATTTCCTTCTTTTGCATCAGCCTCTGGACATTTGATTATACAATCG